CACATCTTTGTCATCATAATTAGAACCAAAAATAATATTAAACTTATTACTATCAATCTTAACTCTTCCTTTCAACCATTTATTCAATTTTCTCTGAAACATGGGATGCATGTTTCTATCAAAATTTGAATAATCTCCATCAAAAACTTTTTCATTCAATGAACAAATTCTCTCTGCTAACTTACCCCATTGTTTACTCATGGGGTTCACTCCAACCATCACTCCATTAATGTTTCTATGTTTAAACACAAAGGACATGAAATTTCCAAAGAAAAATCTGAACAACAGTGTAGAAACTATGTGGTAATTTGTGAAAACCCTAACTTTCTTGGGCATAGAATTTTCACAATCATCCATATTTTCAACATCCTTCAGTTCATCTTTAAGCGTTAAAGTAGCATAATCACCAAAATTATACTCGTTTTTGACAATGCTATCTGTAAACTCTCTTACTATCAACTTTCCACTATTCATAACCTTTCCATTCTCATAATCCAAATAATCTTTCTTTTTTCCTCCATACATTGTTCCACACGATGTTTTAGGATCAATTCTACTTAAATTGGAATTACCCAAAATCAACTCTTTCTCGTCTAAACTCTCAAACTGATGATCTGTTGCTTGTTCTGCTTTCAACATACTCTCACAAAACTCAATACCTTTAATGTTAGCTACTGGTGTCGGTAACATCATCTTATCTATAACTGGTTTAAAATCTTTATGTTCAGACCCTAAATCCAATGCAGGTTTTCTCCAAGTAGGGAAAATACCATAGATAGGTGATTTAACATATTTGGTATCTTCCGCAGAATATATATAAGGTTCTGCTTGTCTAATAACTCCTGATCGAACATCTTTACTCTCTACGAACTCAACATATCTCTTAACATCGTCCAACTCAAAACATTTCTTAAGAAATAACAAATCTTCTCTTGACCACATCTTAGTTATACCTTGCTCAATTCCTTTTTCATCCTCTGTCATAGCTACATGCATACCAAGCAAACAACCATCCTCTGTCACTAACAATGAACCGCATTGTCCTTCACCATGGAAATCATAAGAAATATCTCCAGGTGCTAACTCTCCTTTATACTGTCTATAATCATACTTCATTGTGTAATCAATAGGTGAATATTTGGATTCCAAACTTAGTACTTCATTTGTACCTGTTATTAAAGCTAAATTATAACATCTAGGTTTAACAACTGGATTCAACTTTCTATAATAAGCTGGCAAACATTTAGGCAAAGATAACAAAGCCCAATCATTTTCCAAATTCATCTTTTCTATTGTAACTTCTATCATATCATAAACAATATTTGCATTAGCTTTCGCTGTAACAAAAAATGTTTTACTCTTATCCAACGTCGCAAGTGGGTGAGCTACTGTCAACAATAATCTTCCACTGAACAAACCTTTTACTCGTGATGTGAAATCTTTTCCTTCTAAATCAACTCCATGTATACTTACGTCTAACAAATTTCTTGCAAATTTTGTTATAGATGGTATAGGTACTTTTGCTTCTCCTCGTAAATTGAAATATCCTTCTGTTGTAACAAACCTGGCTCTTCCAGCTCTACCTTTATGTGCTGAATAGAACTTAGGTTTATTTCTACCATCAAACAAATCGTCTTCTTCACTTACTTTCTTTGACTTACAAGCATAATAAACTCCCACTCCCATGGCGGCAACCACCAAAGCTCCAAATATAAGATATTTCCTATCTACTACATTTGGGTCCATGATTTTCTCTGCCATTTCAGTAACGGTTTGATAAGCATCCACAGTTGTCGTGAACAACGTATCAAATAATGGGAACTCTCTCATTCTATCAAAAATAACTTCTCGTAGCGTCATACCTTCTTCTACTTCATCATCTGCTTCTGCTCTTGTTAGTTTAAGTTTAGGTGGTGCAACAATATTATCAACCAAACTACGATTCTCCTCAAACACTCTCATCTTCTCCAATTGTCTCAAATGTATATCTTCTAAAAAATCTTGATGCAAACTACATGTTGGTATAGTTTTAATAGTTCTCCAACATTGATCTCCTCTTGTACTATCATAACACTTAACTTCAACTGTTCCATGGAACTTACCATCAAAAGTTGCATTTGCAAAATCATATCGAACTAATCTTCGCAAAAAAGCATCTTTATCAGCAATTCCATCTTTCTGTCCAAAAGTTTCAGGTATATGATTAGTAGTTAAAATCATCAACTCTGAATTAAAACTCTTCATATTTTTATTAGAAATAGCCGCAGCTTCCAAGGGATACTTAGAAGTTGAGACCATATTAACAATTTCAGACCACTGGGCTTTAGATTTGGC